TTACAGTTTGGATTGAATATAATAATAGAATATATTCAAAAGTTTTACCTAAACTTTTTAATGGTTGTGAAACTCATGTTGAAAAAATATATAAACAAGTTAAACCACCATTAAAAATAAAGGCAGTTAAATGTGACACACCAAAAGAATTTGGTGATAAAAGAAAGGACAAAAGATATGGACACGCATATGAAACAATACGATAATGTTAATAATCCCAAGCATTATAATAAACATGGGATTGAATGTATAGATGCGATACAAGCATCAATGAGTGACAAAGAGTTTCTTGGTTACTTAAAAGCTAATGTACTAAAGTACATGTGGAGATACGATTACAAAGGAAAACCTTTGGAAGATTTGCAAAAAGCACAATGGTATCTTGACAAACTTATAAATTTAATTCATAATTCAGAATTAAATAGAAAGCAATTAATTATGAATGGTTTTAAGGAAGGTGCTAATGACAGTATATAAAACACATGATGACATACCAACTTCAGTTGCTGACTTTGTTTTAACTGCAAGTGGTGAAACAAATATTAAACAAGTTCCATTGAAAGACATAAATGGTTTTGTTGAAATGATGGAAGGAGTTGATAGTGGAATTAAAAAAACTAACACTACAAGAACGTGAAGAAGTAGTTATGAAAATCCATAAAGTAATTATGGAGCTTGTAACTAAGTATGACTCACCTGAAACTTTGTACCTAATGGCTAGAGCAATAACTATTACAGCTATAACCAAAGCTGAAAAAGATTACTATGGTTTTCTTACAATGCAGAATGCATTAAATGATACTGCTCAAGAACTATTAGCATTAGGTATGGGTGAACAACCAACTGAAGGTGATGAAATCTTTGAGTTCATGTACGATAAAAATGATAATAACAAACTACACTAGGGGGTTAGATGTTGAAGATGGAAAGTAAATTTATTGGGCACGAGCAGTGTCCTAAATGTGGTAGTAAAGATAATCTTGCACGATATACTGATGGTGCACATTGCTTTACACCTGACTGTGGCTACTTTGAGAAAGGAGAAGGAGTGGAAGTAACACCTATTACAAATAATGTAAATAGTTATTCTGATTTATATGTTGGTGATAAAACTGAGTTGAAGGATAGGAATATCTCTCAGGAAACTGCAAGTAAATATGGAGTAACAACATTATCTAACAATGGTATGGTAACAAAACATATCTATCCATTTTATAATGCACAAGGCAAACATGTTGCCAATAAGATTAGAGCATTACCTAAAGTGTTTACGACACAAGGTAACTTTGCTGAGTCTGAATTGTTTGGACAACATCTGTTTACAAGTGGACAGAAGTACATTACAATCACTGAAGGTGAGTGTGATGCTATGGCAGTATTTCAAATGACTGGTAGTCGTTATGCTACTGTGTCTATTAAGAATGGTGTAGCTTCAGCAGTCAGAGATTGTAAACAAAACTTTGAATACTTAAATAGCTTTGACAATATTGTTATTTGTTTTGATAGTGATAGTATTGGTAGAGAAACTGCTAATAGAGTATCAGAAATATTTCCACCTAATAAATGTAAGATAGTTAATCTTGAATTAAAAGATGCTAACGAATATTTAAAGGCAGGTAAACGTGAACAGTTTACTCGCACATGGTGGGATGCTAAACCTTATACACCTGCAGGTATTGTGACATATGATGATATTGTTGATGACCTATGGGTTGAGGAAGAAGTGGACTCTGTCCCCTATCCTTTTCAAGGTTTAAATAAAAAATTATATGGTATGCGTGTTGGTGAATTGGTTACACTCACATCAGGTACTGGTATGGGTAAGTCAAGTTTACTTCGTGAACTCGTATATCATATATGGAAAACTACTGAAGATAAGATTGGTCTTTTGTTTTTAGAAGAAGAAAAGAAAAGAACATTCAGAGGTTTGGTAGGTATACATGCAAACAAAGAACTACATAAACCTGAAGAGTGGAAGAAACAAGAACCATCTGATTTAAAGAAATGGTCTGAAGAACTCAGAGGTGATAGACGTTTAGTTTTGTTTGACCACTTTGGTTCTATGGATGATGATGATGTTATTAATCGTATTCGTTATATGGCTAAAGGTTGTGATTGTAAATGGGTATTCGTTGACCATCTAAGTTTAATTATATCAGGCAGAGATGATGGTAATGAAAGAAAAGCTATTGATATTCTTATGACTAAACTTCGTAGCTTATGTCACGAAGCTAAGATAGGTATGTTGTTAGCTTGTCACTTACGAAGACTTGACAATGACAAAGGACACGAAGAAGGTAAACAAGTTTCATTATCACACTTGCGTGGTTCACATTCAATCGCACAGTTATCTGATGCAGTGATTGGTATGGAAAGAAACCAACAAGATGATGATGAGATTGCAAAGAATACTTCAACTATTCGTGTACTTAAAAATAGATACGCAGGAACTACTGGGGTAGGTTCTTACTTACTTTATTCTACTGAGAATGGTAGAATGACTGAAATAGATAACCCTTTTAAGGAGAACGCAGATGAGTTTGACACCCAAGAGTAAAGATAGAAAAAAGTTTGATATTGATTTAGCTTATGGAAAAGTTAGAGAAGACATGATTAAAGATATGCTTCAAGATAAAAAGATTGAAGTTAAATCTGAACGTGATGTCTGGAAAAGAACTGGTAACATAGCTATTGAATACGAATGTTATGGTAAACCTTCAGGTATCAATGCAACTGAAGCTGATTATTGGTTTCATAATTTATGTGTAGGTGAGGACATATATGCCACACTTATATTTAAAACTGAGAACCTAAAAAAGATACTGGATTCTCTAGAAAGAAAGGTATCTGTAAATGGTGGAGACCATAATGCTTCACGAATGTATTTGATAAGTTTACAAAAACTATTTGACGTAAAAACAATAAAGGAGTATATTAGTCTATAATGAATTTAGTAGTTGACATAGAAACAGATTCACTAGATGCAACAAAGATACATTGTATTGTAGCTAGGAACATGGAGACAAATGAGAACTATGCTTTTGTTGGTAGCGATTGTTATGATAAGTTTCCTGCATTTATAAATAAACATGCAGATAAAATTATTATGCACAATGGTATTTCTTTTGACGCACCAGTTCTAAATAGATTGACTGGCACAAAGATTACTATTGGACAGATTGAAGATACTTTAATTATGTCTCAGTTGTACAATCCTGAACGTGAGAATGGACACTCATTAGATTCCTGGGGTAAACGATTTGGATTTAATAAACTTGAGTTCAATAACTTTACTGAGTTTAGTCAAGAGATGCTTACCTATTGTAGACGTGATGTTGAACTGACACATAAAGTTTATAATCATTTGAAACTTGAAGGTAAAAGATTCTCAGATTATTCTTTGAGACTTGAGCATGATATACGTTCCATTGTTTCTAAACAAGAGGACAATGGTTTTTATTTAGACCAACAAAAAGCTAGTAGTCTACATGCAATGCTTGAAGATAAAGCTGAACAGTTAGAAAAAGAAGTACACAAAACTTTTCCACCATTAAAGATTGAGGAAGAGTTCATACCTAAAGTAAATAATAAAACACGTGGGTATGTAAAGGGTGTACCTTTTACTAAAGTTAGTTATCAAGAATTTAATCTTGCATCTCGTAAACAAATAGCTGAACGACTTATGAAGTTAGGTTGGAAACCAAACAAGTTTACTGATAAGGGTTCACCTATTGTAGATGAGAGTGTGTTATCAAAGATAGATAATATAGCTGAAGCTAAATTGATAGCTGAATATTTATTACTAAAAAAGAGAACGTCTCAAATCTCTTCTTGGCTTGATGTAGTTAATCAAACCACTGGAAGAGTGCATGGTCGTGTCCTTACTTTGCGTTGTGTATCAGGTAGAATGAGTCATCACTCGCCAAACATGGCTCAGATACCTGCTACATATTCACCTTATGGTAAAGAGTGTAGAGAAGTATGGACAACTGATAAGCCTGATACTCACGTTATCTTTGGTACTGATGCTTCAGGACTAGAGTTAAGAATGTTAGCACATTATATTAACACACCTGAGTATACACACGAGATATTGAATGGTGATATTCATACAAAGAATATGACTATGGCAGGACTATCAGATAGAGACCAAGCTAAAACTTTTATATATGCTTTTCTGTTTGGAGCAGGTGCAAAAAAGATTGCACAGATAGTTGGTTCAAAAGATATGGCGATTGGTAAAAAACTTATTGATAAATTTTTATCTGAGTTACCACGTCTTAAATCTTTTAGAAGTCAAGTAGAAGAAGCTGCTCAGTCAGGTAAAGTAAAAGGTTTAGATGGTAGACTATTTAATGTTAGGTCTGCACATAAAGCAGTTAACACAATCATACAAGGTGCAGGTGCTATCGCTTGTAAAGTATGGTTACGTAACATGATTAAACATGTACGCACAAAAGGTTTGGATGTTAAACTTGTAGCTTCAATACATGATGAGTATCAGTTTGAAGTAAACAAGAATGACATACAAAGTATGGGAGAGATTGTGAAGTTGGCAATCAAAGAAACAACTGAACAACTCAACCTTAATTGTCCACTAGATGCAGAGTATAAAACTGGTCTGAGTTGGGCAGAAACACACTAGTTTTAAATTTATTTTTAATTAGTGTTGACTTGTGTATTGTTATACTTTATAATTATACACTGAGATATTCGTAGTTAATACGAAAATATAATAACCTTAATGAAGGAGTAAACATATGCCAATATTAAATGGTAAAGCCTACTGGGCATCAGTTGTATCACCAAACACTACGTTTGATGCAGATGGTGTCTATTCTGTAGACCTAGCAGTTGATGCTGAAAACAAAAAGAAAGCTGAAGCTGATGGTCTATCTATTAAAAACAAAGGTGACGACAGAGGAGACTTTGTTACCATCAAAAGAAAAGCTAAAAGAAAAGATGGTAGTGCAAACAAAGCACCTGACGTAATGGATGGTATGAAACGACCTCTTGAAAATACTTTGATTGGTAATGGTTCAGACGTAAATGTTTTATATAAAACTTACGAGTGGACTCACAAACCAACTGGTAGAAGTGGTAAGAGTGCTGACTTACAAGCTATTCAGGTTGTAAACCTAGTTGCCTATGAAGGTGGTAATACTACTGCAAGTGAGTTTGAAGAAATTCCTGATGCACCTAGCAGTGCTTCAACTTCAACTTCAGAATTTGCAGAAGTACCTGCTTAACCTTAACTTTAAAAAGGAGATGGGGGTGTAGTTAATAGCTCACCCCTATTTTTTTCTATGAAAAATATTGATACTTTAGTTGAAGACATGTACCAAACTATTACTGATGGTACACAACCCAGTGAAAAAGATATGGAGTTGTTTGCTGAAAGAGTAAAAGAAGGTGTACTACAATTATTCAACACACGTTCTGAGAATAATAATTTAAGAATGTCTCAGATTGGTAAACCTGATAGACAGGTGTGGTATCAGTCAAGAGATATAACAAAAGAAAAGTTACCTGCATGGGCGAAGATAAAATTTACTTATGGTCATATACTTGAAGAGTTACTTTTATTACTAGCAAAAACTGCAGGACATGAAGTTAAGAATGAACAGAAAGAATTAGAGATTGAAGGAGTTATGGGACACCAAGATTGTGAGATTGATGGTGTTGTTGTTGATTGTAAATCAGCTAGTGCTTATTCATTTAAAAAGTTTTCTAATCGTTCACTCTTAAAAGATGACCCCTTTGGTTACATTGCACAGTTGTCAGCTTATGCTGATGCACAAAATAAAAAAGGTGGTGCTTTTCTTGCTATTGATAAACAGAGTGGACGTATATGTTTAATGTCTGTCCACGATATGGAGATGATAAATGCGAAAGATAGGGTCTTACATCTTAAAAATGTTGTCGCAAGTGATACAATTCCTAGCAAGTGTTATGACGATATTGCAGATGGTGCTAGTGGTAATCGTAAACTTGACGTTGGCTGTTCCTACTGTCCTTATAAAGTTGATTGTTGGAAGGATGCTAATGATGGGAAAGGACTTAGAAAATTTATCTATGCGAATGGACCAAGATACTTAACCAAGGTTGTAAAAGAACCTGATGTAAATGAGGTAGAACTAAATGACATTGGTTAGTATATTTGAATTACTCGCTGCAATTTCTGCAGTGATTACTGTATGGGTGTATGGTAACAAAGATAACCATGCACCCTTATATGGTATGGTTTCAAATGCAATATGGATTACATGGTCAGTATTATCTGATAGTTATTA